CGCCTGAGCCAGAGACTGAAGTGACAGTGCCTGTGTTCGACGTAAAGCCCGAAGGGTTGCTTGCGGCGTAAGCGCCAAGGTTGGTGAGCGCAGATCCAGCGGTTGTTGCGCCGGTACCGCCGTTGGCTACGGCTACCGTGCCAGTGACGTTGGCCGCCGTCCCAGTCGTGTTCTGGTTAAGCGTTGGGACGTCAGCGGCTACAATCGCACGGAACGTAGGCGTACCCGCCGTGCCGTTCGGCGCGGACAGGAATGTATTAGCGGTTTGTGACGCAAAGTTAGAAGCAGTGACGGCAAGCGTGCCGCCAAGCGTCAGCGAGCCAGACGTCGTAACCGTACCGCTCAGGCTCAGTCCGCTGACAGTGCCTGTGCCGCCAACTGAGGTGACCGTACCTGTGTTCGAGGTAAAGCCAGACGGGTTACTCGCGGCGTAAGCGCCAAGGTTGGTGAGCGCAGCGCCCGCAGTCGTTGCGCCTGTACCGCCATTAAGTATGGCGACAGTGCCAGTGACGTTCGACGCCGTCCCAGTCGTATTCTGGTTGAGGGTCGGGAATGTGCAGTTTGTCAGCGTGCCAGAGGAGGGTGTGCCAAGCGCGCCGCCCGGAGCGACGTAGTCAGTGCCTGCGGTAGCGGCAGTGAACGCCGCAGTTCCGTTGCCCTTAACGAGGCCCGTAAGAGTGGTGGTGCCTGTGCCCCCGTTGGCGACAACAAGCGTACCGGCGAGGGTAAACGTACCCGCCCCTGTGATCGGCCCACCAGCCAAAGTGAGGCCCGTAGTGCCGCCCGACGCGGCCACGGATGTGACCGTGCCACCGCCAGCGGTAGAGGTGATGGTGACGCCGCCCGCGCTGTTCGAGATAGATATACCCGAACCTGCGGTGAGCGTCGCAACGCTGTATCCTGTGCCGTTGCCGATCAGGAGCTGGCCGTTTGACGGGGCAGTCGCGACGCCGGTACCGCCTTGTCCCACGCTGAGTGCGGTGGTCAAGCCTGTCAGTGACGTGATGTCGGAGTTCGCGCCAGAGCCAGCCGCGCTGAGGGTAAGTCTCGCGCCGGAGGCACTGGTCGCGCCAGTGCCCCCAGACGCTATCGCGAGCGTGCCCGCGAGTGTCAGTGTGCCGGAGGTGGTGATGGGCGAACCGGTAAAAGATAGACCGGTTGTACCGCCCGACGCGGCCACTGAGGTAACTGTACCGCCGCCAGCGGTAGACGTGATGGTGATACCACCGGCACTGTTTGTGATGCTGATGCCCGACCCAGCCGTCAGGGTCGCCTTCGTGAGCGTGTTGCCTGTGCTGTTACCGATCAGGAGCTGCCCGTCGGTGTACGTGGTCTGGCCTGTGCCGCCGTTGGCGACAGGGAGCGCAGTGCCCGACAGCGAGATTGCCAGCGTGCCCGACGTCGTGATCGGCGAGCCGGTTACGGACAGGAACGACGGCACGGTCGCCGCGACGCTGGTCACCGAGCCTGAACCCGTGCCGACGCCCACGCCGTTGATGAAGAGGCCCGTGGCGTTGATCGTGCCCGCACCCTGCGCTCCGGCGGTAGGCGCGCCGATCTGGATGCCTGCCGCGTTGGTCAGCGCAGTAATGTCCGCGTTGCTGCCGCTCTGGGCAGCGCTTAGGTTTGAGCGAGCCGTACCGGCGTTGTTCGCACCCGTGCCGCCCTGCGCGACGCTCAGTGGCGTAGTGAGACCCGTCAGTGACGTGATGTCAGAGTTAGCGCCAGATCCAGCCGCCGCAATGGCCGAGCGCGCCGCAGCCGTCGTGGTGGCCGTAAAGACCGCCGTGCCGATACCCGTGCCGCCGAGGTTGGTCAGGGCCGACGGTGCGTTGGTCGCTCCGGTGCCGCCTTGGACAACAGGAACAATACCCGCAAAGGCTGCTGACGTGGTGGCCGAGATGATGTCCGTGCCGTCACAGTACAGGATGCCTGTCGCGCCCTGAGTGACCAAAGTGGCCGCGCCGCTGGCCGTCTTGATGCCTAGCGTGAACGCGCCAGTCGTGGCGTTGTTCACCCAGTATTGCTGCACCGTCGCGGGCACAACGATGTTGACGTTAGATGTCAGTGTGCCTGTAAACTTGTACGCGATACGGTTCAGCTCAGAGCCTGCGAGAGTGTACGTGCCGCCAGTGACGGCGATGGTCGTGTAGTCGAAGGCGAAGACCGCCTGCTGGCCGAGGCCGATGGTGTACCACTGGATGCCGTCGCTTACGACCACGGCGCTGTCGCCCGGCTGCAAGCGCAGCGTGGACGCCGCGTTGATAAGTTCAGAGCCAGACGGGTCGATAGTCAAGTCGCCCTGCCCGCCGTTGCGGACCTGCACAAACCAGCCGTCGCCAGCCGCCACGGCAGTCGGCAAGTTGAGCGTGCCGAGGCCGCCAGTCCAGACAAAAATCTTGGCGCGATCAGGGGCCGTGAGAGTGTACGGCGTAATGGAGAAGTCAACGACTTCGTAATTCTGCGCGAGGGTCGACCCAGTCGCGATCAGACCAGCGCCAGCCAGCGCTGCGGCTTGGGCCTGCGCCACGGCAGCGCCGTAGCGGAACGTGCGCCAGACACCGCCTACGGTGGTGTTGCTGATGAGGTAGCACTGCCACTGCTCACCTGCGCCGATGCTCAGGATCGCGTTACCGGCGGCGTTGTCGACGGTGATGGTGTCTGGGCCGAGGTTGTTGAACAGGATTGTCTGGCCGACGCCGACTGACATCGCGTCAGGTAAAGTTATCGTGTAGGGGCCGGTTGGCGTGACGTCGATGATGCGGGCGACGACGTTGTTGCCGGTGGTGGCCTCAAGCGGCCACTCAAGGACGATGTCGCTGGTCAGCGCAAGCGGGAGGTACGATACGTCTGAGGGGTAGATCGTCGTACCGCCGAAGACTTGAGTGAATGACGTGGACATTATTACGCCTCCTTGCGCACGGCGGATCGGTCTAGGATTTTGGCGAGGTCTTCGCCGTTCAACATTGCCGCCGCGCGATCGTACATGCTCTGCCAAACTGGGATGCGTTCGTCGTTCTTGAGGAACGGCGTCGCTTCAACCAGCGTGCCGTAGAGCAAGAGCTGCGGGGCGTATTCGGTGATCCAGTTCGTCTGCACGCTCTCGTCGAGCAATGGCGGCAGTTCGTAATACAGGATTTCGAATGGGTATGCTGCGTCGGGTGTCGGCGCAAGCAGCCAGTGGCTGTAGTCATAGTCGCTGTAGAAGATGGGCGTGTCCGTCTCCAACGCGTTCGGCCAATAGGACCGCAGATATTCATAGACGCGGGAGAACAGGATTTTGCGGTCGTTTCCTGTTGTGCCAGTGCCGATGTTAATCGACACCGTGTCGCGCCAGCGATCAGGCTTGGGGTAGACGGACTGGCCCGCAGAGAGCGTGCCAGTCACGACGTTGATGAAGCCCTCGACTTTAAGCTCGCGGGCGATGCGACGCTCTGCGAGATTGATTAGACGAGGGATTTGCTCAAAGACAATCGGGTCGGACGCAAGCGTGTTGCCACGCTCAAGGTAGCGCTGCACGTCTTGTTTCAACGTCGTGAATGTCATCGCAGTGGCCATAACGTGCCCCTATATCAGATTTAGCGCATAATAACAGCCTTCGCTGCGACTGTCGAAGATATTGTTCACCCAGCGAGGTATTGTGAAAGCAGAGTGGCGAGCGTGCCGACGAGCGCGAGGCCGCCAGCAATCTTGGCTTTCTTGCCGACAAGTGGTTTAGCTTCGCCGTCCATCGGCAGGATCTTGCCTACGGCTTTGTTGAGGATCGCCTTCTCGGCTTCTTTCTGGATAAGTTTCTTCAAGTTCATAATCGTTCTCCTTATAACCAAGCAGCGTATTTCTTGGTCTTGGCTTTGCGGTCGTCGAGGCCGTGTGTGCCCCCGTTGATCCGCTTGGTGAGTTGCAGAATGGCAGCGTCGTTGATGCCCTGATCGCAGATCGACCACAGCTTGTTTGCGTCAAAGAACCACAACGCGCTTTCGAAGCCGAGTTCGTTAGCGACGATGTCTGGGTTGTCTAACACCTCTTGTTCGCGCCCGATGTACTTGCCGAACGCGCGGTAGTTGTTCTTCCCGGTGAGTTGGAGCGGACCCCTGCCCCGGTATTTCCAGCCCTCGCCTGACGCTTCGTCGCCGTTGCCCATGCGGTTAGCGTAGACGCGGTTGGCAATCTTCTGCGGCTGACGCTCATAGGCGCGGGCAAGCGCGTCGGTCGGGAAGTACTTCCCGAAGATGCCGCGCAGACCCTTCGCGCCGTAGTTCAGGTTCTCGCTAAACGCCTTGAAGTTGCCGCTCTCATGCGCCGTCTGGGCGAAGAAGTGTGCGGCGCGGTTCTTGTTGAGCTTGAAGTGCGCGCAGGCAGCCTTGAGCGTGCCGGGGCCGAAGGCACCATCTGCATGGCAGCCACATTTACTTTGAAGGTTTATAAGGCTCACTTGTCTTTATCCTTGTTCCAAAGCTCAAAGAGCGTCTTGATCTTTTCCTCAACCACGCCAAGCCGCACATCCATCTTGGCGAGGATAATCGTCAGCGTGATGAACGCGAGAACGATAGGCCAAAGCTGGCCGATCATCTCAACGGTGGAGAGTTCGCCTGCCATTACCGACCCGCAGAGCGCCAGTCGGGGAAGTCAGCCTCATCGACCACGCCGTCGCCATTGGCGTCATAGCGCAGGTCGTTGCGATACTTTTCCCACGGCTCCATATCGTCTTCGTCGTCCACTTCAGGCTCGTCAATGAAGACAGTGCCCTGCGGGTCGCTGAATGGCTTAGGTGCTTCTGGTTGCATTTCTGGTGTCAGTTCAAGCGGCGCTTCTGGCTCAGGCTCTTTGTCCCGTGCATTGGCGTTAAGGCTCAGGCCGCCGAGCAGCCCGACAAGCGCGCCGATGATCGTCTGGAACGCAGGGTTTACCATCTCAAGGATAGCAGTGCTGTCCACAACGTCGTTTGATACGAATAGGCCAACGGCCAGCGCCAGTACGACCACGAGGATAACTGCCGACAGCGTGACGATTGCCACGCGGATAACAAACTCGACGGTGTCGTTCACGCCATCTTGCCTGCTTTCAAAACTATTTAGGAAGCTCATCTTCTTCTCCTTCGATCTTCTCTGGAGGCTTCGACGTCATTGAGCCGCTGCCCTGCCCTGCCATAAGTCCTGCCAATGCCCCGACGATAAAAGTCGCTATCGGGTTAATCAGCTTAAAAAACTCAGCGTCATTCGGGGACTGCCCCTCCATCGGCTGCGATACAAACACCAGCGAATATAGCACGGTCGCCACGATGAACGTGAGCGTCAGTGATAACACAATGCCGACAATGAAACGTAGCAGTTCCTCTGGCGACCATTCACTTCTCGGCTTCATTCTCTTCTTCACCCGTATCTATTAACCACTCAGTGCAGTAGCCCATCGCAATGCAGCGAGGCTTCTTGCAGAGTTCATCCTGCCAGTTCGCGGGATCTTGACAGTCGTACCGATAGCGGTCTTCGCAGCCCATTAGGGCCAACGCCGCGAGGGGTAGCAAAAACCACTTCATCACCGATCCGCCTTGTTATCCAATTTATCTTCGATCCGGCGAAGGTGCGTCATCACCTCGTCGAACTTCTTGTCAATGGCGTTGAACCTCTCTTCACCAAAGCCAAGGCGCGCCTCCATGAGGGTAAGCCTGTTGTTGAGGTTGACCCAGACCGTTATGAGGCCGCCGATGAAGGCCAGCACGGTGACAATGGTGTTGATGTCAAAGTCCATTATTTCAGGTTCCGCAGCTTATATATGGCGGTCAGATACACTTCTGTGACGCCATCGACCAAGTTGGCCACTGCGCGGTTGCCCTTGCAGACGGCCTCGTGGTTCTCCTCGATCCAGTCCGCATCAGCCTCTAGGAGCTTCAGCACGTCACGCTCAGTCACCTTCGGGGCTGGTATGTTCCCGATGAGACTGAACGCGCCTTGGTAGGCTTCTACGAGACGGTCGATTGCGTCGATTACGTCGTCGTAGAAGCCGCCCAGTGCCATATGCTTTGCGAAACTGCCATCACCCTTGGCGCGCCAGTGCTCAAAGTGCGCCACGTTGCGTGCGTAGAACACGCGGCTGATGAGTTCCTCAATCATGTTACGCGGCGTTCGGAGCAAGCTGGGCGTTTGCTTGGCCCATGATCTTGCGCAGCAGCGGGTCAGATACCTTGTGCGGCAGCTCCTGCAATGCGGCGAGGACGAGGTTCACGTCGTTGACCAATAGGTCCAACTTTACAACCGGCTCCTGCGGTGCGGCTTGATTGTCTACGTCGAGGTGGTCTAGTTCTTTATTCATAGTCTGTCTCCTTTGATTTAACTAGCTGGTGGTGTTGGTGTCGGGGTTGGTTCTTCCCACGGGAAATCGCCATTAGGGACGTCCACTACTGGGTCTTTGATTAGCGCAATCTGCTTGTTGATCTGAGCATCAAC